ATTTGTTGGTTATTTGTTGAGGTTTTCTTATGTATTTGTGGTGGTGTTTTGAACACTCGGTAGCATTCTCATAAATATCATTCAGTGGTTTACGTACGTAAAAAATTGGTTATGCTGTTAAGAGTGGTTACTTCGTCACACAGCTTAAACCCGCCGTCGAGCTGGTTTTTCCATTTTTTGAGTCTCGATATTAGCTGATAACTCAATACCTGAGTTATTCACTGACTCCGAGTCTGTTACGTTTCTGCTTTTTTGCGATACGTTGTATTCCCTCAATTTACACCCGCTTTGTCTGCGAGGTGGGGTTATGAAATCCATGGATAAGTTAACAACGGGTGTCGCCTATGGCACCTCAGCAGGTAGTGCCGGTTACTGGTTTTTACAGCTGCTCGATAAAGTCACGCCCTCACAGTGGGCAGCAATAGGTGTGCTGGGTAGCCTGGTATTTGGCCTGCTGACGTACCTGACAAACCTTTATTTCAAGATTAAAGAAGATAAGCGCAAGGCTGCGAGAGGTGAATAATGCCTCCATCATTACGAAAAGCCGTTGCTGCTGCTATTGGTGGCGGAGCAATTGCTATAGCATCAGTGTTAATTACTGGCCCAAGTGGTAACGATGGTCTGGAAGGTGTCAGCTACATACCATACAAAGATATTGTTGGTGTATGGACTGTATGTCACGGGCATACAGGAAAAGACATCATGCTCGGTAAAACGTATACCAAAGCAGAATGCAAAGCCCTCCTGAATAAAGACCTTGCCACGGTCGCCAGACAAATTAACCCGTACATCAAAGTCGATATACCGGAAACAATGCGCGGCGCTCTTTACTCATTCGTTTACAACGTGGGTGCTGGCAATTTCAGAACATCGACGCTTCTTCGCAAAATAAACCAGGGCGATATCAAAGGCGCATGTGATCAGCTACGTCGCTGGACATATGCTGGCGGTAAGCAATGGAAAGGTCTCATGACTCGTCGTGAGATTGAGCGTGAAATCTGTTTGTGGGGTCAGCAATGAACAGAGTAACCGCGATTATCTCCGCTCTGGTTATCTGCATCATCGTCGGCCTGTCATGGGCTGTTAATCATTACCGTGATAACGCCATTACCTACAAAGCCCAGCGCGACAAAAATGCCAGAGAACTGAAGCTGGCGAACGCGGCAATTACTGACATGCAGATGCGTCAGCGTGATGTTGCTGCGCTCGATGCAAAATACACGAAGGAGTTAGCTGATGCGAAAGCTGAAAATGATGCTCTGCGTGATGATGTTGCCGCTGGTCGTCGTCGGTTGCACATCAAAGCAGTCTGTCAGTCAGTGCGTGAAGCCACCACCGCCTCCGGCGTGGATAATGCAGCCTCCCCCCGACTGGCAGACACCGCTGAACGGGATTATTTCACCCTCAGAGAGAGGCTGATCACTATGCAAAAACAACTGGAAGGAACCCAGAAGTATATTAATGAGCAGTGCAGATAGAGCTGCCCATATCGATGGGCAACTCATGCAATTATTGTGAGCAATACACACGCGCTTCCAGCGGAGTATAAATGCCTAAAGTAATAAAACCGAGCAATCCATTTACGAATGTTTGCTGGGTTTCTGTTTTAACAACATTTTCTGCGCCGCCACAAATTTTGGCTGCATCAACAGTTTTCTCCTGTCCAATTCCCGAAACGAAGAAATGATGGGTGATGGTTTCCTTTGGTGTTACTGCTGTCGGTTTGTTTCCAACAGTAAACGTCTGTTGAGCACATCCTGTAATAAGCATTGCCAGAGCGGCAGAAAACAACATTTTTTTCATCTTATTATCCTGCATTGTTAAAAACGGCAGAATCCTATGTGACAACAATTAAACGATAGTTAAATGGATTGATGAAAATTAAAACTATATAGGTGTACGGTCAGACTATTGGAGGTAGTCAGGATTTGAATGTCAGTCTGTTGTCGGCATTCTGGCAATGCAATTTGGATAAAGCGGGGATTAAAAAGATAGAGGCGAGCCGGTCAGGTAGAAATGAATCAGGCTCAAAGTGAAGCGGAAAAGGTCTGTGGTACAAGCTGATGCAGCCATAATTACAGCCTGATGATTTGTGGAATGAAACATGTTGAACCTCCTTAATTGATGTTATTCGAGTGATGAAGGCATTCTGTCCTTCTATAGTGTCCAGTAAATCAAACAGGAAACTTGTCCAACGTGTTGGACAAGCCTCTCCATTAGTGAGTTGTATTGATCACAACTCTACAAAGAATTCATTACTGGGTAGATGAAAATAGTTTCACGATGAATGGAGGAGGCTATGTCGGTGGCTTCTTCATTGGAGTACATATGCCATCACGAATCCCAAAAGCCTGCCGTGTTCGTGGCTGCCGCCATACCACCACAGACCCGTCAGGCTATTGTGAAAGCCACAAAAGCGAAGGCTGGAAGCAATACAAGCCAGGACAATCCCGTCATCAGCGCGGTTATGGTTCGAAGTGGGATGTTATCCGCGTGCGTGTGTTGAAGCGTGACAAAGGACTGTGCCAGTTGTGCCTGCGTGCCGGTGTGGTGCGTGAAGCGAAAACCGTTGATCACATCATCCCTAAAGCGCATGGCGGCTCTGATGCCGACAGTAATCTGCAGAGCCTGTGCTGGCCGTGTCATAAGGCGAAGACGGCCCGTGAACGGTTAAAGTGATAATAATTCTCAACTGTCTGAGGGGAGGGGCGGGTCAAATCCCTGTGACCTGACGTCTTCCGGACTGCCCGCCCCGTCGTTTTTTTATACCCGCGAAAAATGAAATTTAACCAGGAGTGCCGCATATGGCTGGAACGGCGGGGCGTTCCGGGCGTCGCCCCAAGCCAACGGCGCGCAAGGCGCTGGCCGGAAACCCCGGCAAGCGAGCCCTGAACAAAGATGAACCTGTTTTTACGCCCATCAAAGGTGTTGAGCCACCGGAGTGGTTCGCAGAAGAAGATCTCCCTCTCGCCACGATCATGTGGCAACTGACAACCAAAGAACTCTGCGGTCAGGGCCTGCTATGCGTGACTGACCTTGCGGTACTTGAGCGGTGGTGCGTGGCCTATGAGTTCTGGCGACGTGCCGTGAAAAATATTGCCAGACAGGGCAACACCATCACCGGTGCAATGGGTGGCATGGTTAAAAATCCGGAGCTGACCGCCAAGAAAGAACAGGAGTCCGAGATGAGCAGCACGGGGGCAATGCTCGGACTCGACCCCAGCAGCCGCCAGCGTCTGATTGGCCTGGCGGGGCAGAAGAAAGCCACTAACCCGTTTCTGAAAATCATCGAATCATGAGCCGGAAATCTTACCCCAACGTAAATGCTGCCAATCAGTATGCCCGTGATGTCGTGCGCGGAAAGATTGTGGCCTGCCAGTTTGTGATTCAGGCCTGCCAGCGCCATCTTGATGACCTGATGGCGGAAAAAAGTAAGTCGTTTCGTTACCGCTTCGACAAGGACCTGGCTGAACGGGCCGCGAAATTTATTCAGCTGTTGCCACACACCAAGGGGGAGTGGGCATTCAAGAGGATGCCCATCACGCTGGAACCGTGGCAGCTCTTTGTGATCTGCTGTGCGTTTGGCTGGGTCAATAAAGGCTCCCGGCTGCGCCGCTTCAGGGAGGTGTATACCGAAATCTCCCGTAAGAACGGCAAATCGGCAATCTCTGCCGGTGTTGCCCTGTATTGTTTTGCCTGTGATAACGAGTTTGGCGCGGAAGTGTATTCCGGTGCCACGACAGAGAAACAGGCGTGGGAAGTCTTTCGCCCGGCGCGACTGATGTGTAAACGCACACCCATGCTGACGGAAGCGTTCGGGATTGAGGTTAACGCCTCAAACATGAACCGTCCGGAGGATGGCGCGCGGTTTGAACCGCTGATCGGTAACCCCGGTGATGGTTCATCACCCCACTGTGCCGTGGTGGATGAATATCACGAGCACGCCACCGATGCGCTTTATACCACGATGCTTACCGGGATGGGCGCGCGACGTCAGCCACTGATGTGGGCCATCACCACCGCCGGGTACAACATTGAGGGGCCGTGCTACGACAAGCGGCGGGAAGTTATCGAGATGCTCAACGGTTCGGTACCCAACGATGAACTGTTCGGGATCATCTATACCGTTGACGAAGGCGATGACTGGACCGACCCGCAGGTGCTGGAAAAAGCCAATCCAAATATTGGCGTGTCGGTTTATCGCGAATTTTTGTTAAGTCAGCAGCAGCGTGCGAAAAATAACGCCCGTCTGGCAAACGTCTTTAAAACAAAACACCTCAATATCTGGGTGTCGGCGCGTTCGGCGTATTTCAACCTGGTGAGCTGGCAGAGCTGCGAGGATAAATCACTGACCCTTGAGCAGTTCGAGGGGCAGCCGTGCATTCTGGCCTTTGACCTGGCGCGTAAGCTGGATATGAACAGCATGGCGCGACTTTATACCCGCGAGATTGACGGTAAAACGCATTACTACAGTGTGGCTCCGCGCTTCTGGGTACCGTATGACACGGTGTACAGCGTCGAGAAAAATGAAGATCGCCGGACAGCCGAACGCTTTCAGAAATGGGTGGAAATGGGCGTTCTGACCGTTACCGATGGTGCGGAGGTGGATTATCGCTACATCCTCGAGGAGGCCAAAGCGGCGAACAAAATCAGCCCGGTCAGTGAGTCACCCATCGACCCCTTCGGGGCGACCGGGTTGTCACATGACCTTGCTGATGAAGACCTGAATCCCGTCACTATCATTCAGAACTACACCAACATGTCCGACCCGATGAAAGAGCTGGAAGCGGCAATTGAATCGGGGCGCTTTCATCATGATGGCAATCCCATCATGACCTGGTGTATCGGCAATGTGGTCGGCAAAACCATTCCGGGTAACGATGATGTGGTTAAACCCGTCAAAGAGCAGGCGGAAAACAAAATTGACGGTGCAGTTGCGCTGATTATGGCGGTTGAATGGTCTGCCGTCTTCCGGTGTGGCTGACACCCTGACAGGCGGATTTGATACTGAAGATCTGGAAACGTGGCGCGCCCGCATCATTGAGCGGTATTACTGGACGCCGCAGGGCGGGGCTGACGTGGACTATGTCGTCTGGGCTAAAGAAGTGCCCGGCATTACCCGCGCATGGACATACCGTCACTGGATGGGAACGGGAACTGTCGGTGTGATGATTGCCAGCAGTGACCTGATTAATCCCATTCCGGAAGAATCAACGGAAACGGTGGCAAGACAACACATTGAGCCACTGGCCCCGGTGGCAGGCTCTGATTTGTATGTATTCAGGCCGGTGGCGCATAAAGTGGATTTTCATATCCGCGTGACGCCGGACACACCGGAAATACGGGCTGCCATCACCGCAGAGTTGCGTTCGTTCCTGCTGCGTGATGGTTATCCGCAGGGAGAACTGAAGGTATCGCGTATCAGTGAGGCGATTTCCGGTGCGAACGGGGAATACAGCCATCAGTTGCTTGCCCCGGCGGACAATATCTCCATTGCAAAAAATGAACTGGCGGTTCTCGGGACGATTTCATGGACGTGACAAACGATGATTACATCCGCCTGTTATCGGCACTGTTGCCGCCCGGTCCTGCATGGTCAGCCAGCGATCCGGCGATTGCCGGTGCGGCACCTTCATTAACCCGCGTTCATCAGCGTGCGGATGCCCTGATGCGGGAGCTGGATCCGCGCACCACCACTGAACTGATAAACCGCTGGGAGCGTCTGTGCGGTCTGCCGGATGAATGTATTCCCGCAGGGACACAGACCCTTCGCCAGCGTCAGCAACGGCTGGATGCGAAGGTTAATCTGGCGGGCGGCATCAATGAGGATTTTTACCTTGCACAGCTTGCTGCCCTGGGCAGACCAGACGCCACTATCACGCGATACGATAAAAGCACGTTCACCTGCTCATCGGCCTGTACTGACGCAGTGAATGCGCCGGAATGGCGGTATTACTGGCAGGTCAACATGCCAGCCGCCACCAACACCACCTGGATGACATGTGGCGATCCCTGTGATTCCGCACTGCGTATCTGGGGCGACACCGTTGTCGAGTGCGTGCTTAACAAACTCTGCCCTTCGCATACCTACGTAATTTTTAAATATCCGGAGTAATCCATGCATCGTATAGACACGAAAACCGCGCAGAAGGATAAGTTCGGCGCGGGTAAGAACGGTTTTACCCGTGGTAACCCCCAGACCGGCACACCTGCCACCGATCTGGATGATGACTACTTTGACATGTTGCAGGAGGAACTTTGCAGCGTGGTGGAGGCATCCGGTGCCAGCCTGGAGAAGGGGCGGCACGACCAGTTGCTTACCGCGCTTCGTGCGCTGCTGTTAAGCCGCAAGAATCCGTTTGGTGATATCAAATCGGATGGCACGGTGAAAACGGCTCTCGAAAACCTTGGTTTGGGAGAATTATCTCTGGCTGGCACTGCATCGGGTGTCATTGGTCTGAATGGGTATGTAACGATTCCGTTAATTATTTCAGGTTCCCGGAGAACACTGATTATTCAGTGGGGGCAGGCGAGATTTGGTGGGTCTGGTGGTGAAGATGCCGGATATCTTAATGATTTTCCTTTTGCCTTTCCGTCAGCATGTTATGGAATGATAGTTAGTCATGTGGGGCATACACCTTCAGGCGCAGGAATCCTGTCGGCTTCTGCAATTACATCAAATCAGTTCCGCGGTTTTTCAAGCATAGCGACTGCTGCAAACGCTGTATTAGGTCGTTATATCGCTATAGGGGTGTAATATGTTTTATAGTCCATCTTTAAACATTTTTGTGAATCCTGCACTTAAGGATGATTACATTAATGCAAATTCATGGCCAGATGATGCTCTGGCTGTCAGTGATGATGTTTATAATGAATTTGCAATAAATACGCCCCCAGATGGCAAAATTCGTGTTGCAGGAGAGAATGGATTACCCACATGGGCACTAATACCTTCACCATCACATGAAGAACTTATTCAACAGGCAGAATCAGAAAGGCAATTATTGCTTAATCAGGCCAACGAATACATGAACAGTAAACAATGGCCCGGTAAAGCCGCTATTGATCGTCTGAAAGACGAGGAACTGGCGCAATATAATTTGTGGCTGGATTACCTGGACGCACTGGAGCTGGTTGATACCTCCAGTGTGCCAGATATTGAATGGCCTACGCCTCCGGCAGTTCAGGCCAGATGACATCCGGCGCTGTGCTGGTATCTGTTGCCGTCACCGCGTCAATGTAATCCAGCACAGTGTTAAGTCGGGTGGTCTCTGCCTGCATCAGCTTCCGCCCGGCCTGCAATTTAAGTTGAATCAGACTAATGGAAGCCATTGCAGTATTAATCAGTGACTGACGCTGTACTTCTGCCGCGTCTACTGCGGCGCTATGCTGTGCCTCAGTATCGGTCACCCATTTCTTACCATCCCATTTATCGAATGGCGTTAACGGGGCGATAGTGGTTGTATTTTCAGGATAATCACCCGGAGCTGTGATTTCTTTGGCGTCTCCCGTTTCGGTGTTATAGACGATTTCACCGCGATGGTCTGGCACATATTCCCATGAGTTTAAATCCATCGAACGGCAGATAGCATAACCCGCCTTATGTATACCAGGTTCATCCAGACAGGAATATGCAGGGATACCGACACCAATGGCAAGATATTCATTTGAAGTAGAAATATATTCCCGAGTTTTACCATCATAGTTATAGACGGTAATATTCCCCGCCTTCGTGGCAATAAGCTCGCTATTTAATACGGCGTTATCCATTATGCAGCCCTCACGATATAGTTAAATGCAATATTTCGTGGACGGGTTTCACTCCCGCCAGTATTACCGATACTCCCTCGTGAATGAAGTGTCGGTGATGGGATCAGACTCCCTCCTGTATTTGTGGCATCAAGTCCCCGTCCTTGTGTGTATGTCTTTTTGAAAATCGTAGCCAGTTCCCATTCATCTTTTGTGTCGTAACCATCATTGGCAACAACAATATGGCGGTGTTTTTCCAGCATCCCTGTCTGAATGCTCAATAAAACACGTCCTGCATCAATACCGCGCCCGTCATCCCAGCCACGAATAAACTCACCACGTAAATCAGGCAATTTATTTGTCGGATAAGCCTTTGCCAGTTCCGGGTATTCTTCAGCAGAAAAAGCCGCACCGTTGCATTTCAGCCAGCCTGTTGGCGGTGTGGCTGAAGGCCATGGAACAGGCACACCAACAGGTAATGCAGAGCCTTCTCCCAAACCAACGTTTATGAAAATGAAGAAATAACAAGCAAATGGCATCATTCCTGCTTTTACCAGGGGGATTTAACATGCTTATTGGCTATATACGTGTATCAACAAATGACCAGAATACCGATCTACAACGTAATGCGCTGAACTGTGCAGGATGTGAGCTGATTTTTGAAGACAAGATAAGCGGTACAAAGTCCGACAGACCAGGACTGAAAAAGCTGCTCAGGACATTATCGGCAGGTGACACGCTGGTGGTCTGGAAACTGGACCGACTGGGGCGCAGTATGCGGCATCTTGTCGTGCTGGTGGAGGAGTTGCGCGAACGAGGCATCAACTTTCGTAGTCTGACGGATTCAATTGATACCAGTACCCCAATGGGGCGCTTTTTCTTTCATGTGATGGGTGCCCTGGCTGAAATGGAGCGTGAACTGATTGTTGAACGAACAAAAGCTGGACTGGAAGCAGCTCGCGCACAGGGACGAATTGGTGGACGTCGTCCCAAACTTACACCAGAACAATGGGCGCAGGCCGGGCGATTAATTGCATCAGGCGTTCCTCGCCAAAAGGTGGCGATCATCTATGATGTTGGTATATCGACACTGTATAAGAAGTTTCCGGTCGGAGATAAATGAAACCGTAGCACGTCGTATGCAAGAAGATCGTGCTGCGGTTTATGCTTATCACTTAAAGACTCAAAAATTAGGTGAGTAACGGACCGGGGACATAGCTCCTTTTTTTCTTAATTCATCTGGTATTTTTTTTCCAAGATAAAGATTTGCTATTTCAGGTGGGGCTTCTCGACCTTCAAAACCATAGCGAGAACTTTGTGTTGCCTCAAAGTCCGGATCCTCGTCCCAGTATTTCATCGTAGGGAAATTTTCACGTGTTGATTTGAGCCATTTATCAGCAATGAAAACCCCTCGAACGATCCCCCTTACAGTAGCAAGAATGACTTCTGCTTGGCTGGCGCGAGAGACATTAATGCGCCAGCTAAATCGAACCGCATCATAAAGCTCTGAATCCTTTGCACTTCTGTTAACGGAAATCATTAATGCTTTATGATGAAATGTTATGGTTTCGGGTTGATATGTTGCTATCAACTCTTTGACATGCGCGGCGCCGAATTCATTGCTGCCAGCACCATTCATGATATTCGTTAACCCAGGGTAGGCATCAATAAGTGCTGCTTCAACTTCGTACGCCGTCTTTTCATCAGTCATTCCGTGTCGATGGATGACATGGATAACCTCAAGTCCTGCTAACCTTATTTCTCTAATTTGCTTTAGCTTGTTGCTCAGTAACTCGTCATCATCAGTCGCTGCCACTTCACCGCGCATATGGGCAAATACGCGGTTACCTTTGCCTTTCCCTACATAGAAGGTGCTTCCGTCCCTCGGATCAATCAATCGGTATACATACCAGCCAAGGTGTTCAATTACTCCAGAAGGAAACTCAGTAATATCCATTTTGCAATATCTATGAATTATTTGTGAGACGTATATTAATGAACATTGCAAGGGCTCACAAGCAGTAGTGTTGAGAAAACCATCGGGGAAATGAGGCTAAGCCTTTGAATTTACAAGTACAAAAAGATACTTTTCCTCATAATGTGAATTAATTTTATGTTTCGTTTGATGATTGGACCGGTCTCGAAAACCGGAGTAGGGGCAACTCTACCGGGGGGGCAAATCCCCCTCTCTCCGCCACTTTATCAATGACTTATCTCCCGACTTCCCGCCTTGCTTTTCCTAAACAGAACAATCGTAGAATATTCTTGAAGGGTTAGATCGTCACTGTTTTCTGTTCGATACTGTGACATTCAGCACTTGATTCGCTATGGATCTGACAGGAAGGTTTCGAGCGAAAATCTGCAGTTATTCAGTCGTTTTCTTATCGGTCACCATTATTCTTTTAGACATTGATCCTACAAAGCTGCCGCAAAGTTGGTGGTGGGAACTGAAGTTGCGTAGAGAAGGGGTCAATACCCGGAGGCAAACATGGGCTGGCAAAAGTGTAGCGGTATTAGGCGCAGCTATTTAGCCTAGTTATGTTTTATGAAAACTTGATATCATATAAGTGTCTTACTTATTGGCTGTAAATAAGGTTTTCTAAGGAATTGTTTCTTTAGTATCATTTGTAACTGTAACGGAATTTATAATCCTTTACTTTATTTTTACGGTATTTTTTATCACACCCTATTTTTTATGTGGTTTTTTATACTGAAGTTTGGCAAAGTGAACTTTATATGCATATACTTCATCCTGGTTTCAGTTAAATTGGGTGGATGATATGGCAACTACATGTTCAGTTATATTGATTTTGGAGTCCTTTGATGTTTATTTCGGAAAAGAGAGTGTGTTTCTGGATAGAGGTTTATCTGTACTTGTCGACTCTAGCTATAGAGATTTTTTCCTGACATATCCTGAAAGAGTGATAGTGGCGGATTTTGGCGCTGAGTTTATTAGTCGCTATTTGAAAGCTAATAACTTAAGGGATATTTCTGATTGTAGGGAATATCCATCTTATTTAAAAATAAACTTTGCTGACTTCAGTTTAATTAAAGGATTAATTAGTTGGGCTAATCACTGTGCTGAATATATAGAAATTTTTGATGAGTCTATTGCTTTTACATGTCTCTCTGCATTTTCTTCTGAAAAACAATTTGGAGTATTTCTGTTTGGATGTTTGAAAAGCACAGGGGCTAAAGTTAAAACGATTATTCATACGGATTTATCTGCACCATGGCATCTTAAGGATATATCATCAAGATTATATCTCAGCGAAAGTTTACTAAAGAGGAAATTGAAAGAAGAGGGGGTATCATTCAGTAAGATCCTACTTGATGAGAGGATGCAAATGGCTGAATATTTACTCAGCACTCGTTGTTATCCTATTAGTAAAGTAGCTAAGGTCTGTGGTTATGCCAGTGTCTCATACTTTACTTATGTATTTAGACGTTATTTTGGTGTTTCTCCAAGTCAATACTCTCAGAGGAGTTCAGAAAGTAAAATTCTCACTCACCAGGGAATCTAATCATTGTTCTTGCCCCCTTATTTCCAGACAGGGGGTGTATCTTAAGTTAACGTTACCCGCTGACGTCGATATTCTCGCGGAGAGCGATAACCCAACGTACTGTGCGGATGGTTTTCATTGTAATGTTCGATCGCCACTGCAAGATTATGCAATGCCGTTCTTATATTCGGTTTCGGCATGAACGCGATGTAGTCTTCCTTCATCGTTTTCACGAACCTTTCTGCCATTCCATTACTCTGAGGACTGCTGATTACCCATGAGGAGTACAATTAAACGGGTTAATCAGTTTCTCCATTTGAAAGAAAAAAGACTTCTGTACTGTTTGATATCACCGCTATTTTCTTATTTTCTGTGCAGGTCGTAGTGGGACAAAACTGAGACACATAAGGCCTCACAATGGCTTGCAAGGCTTTACATGTTTTGATGTGGTGGGACGTGTGAGCGCAGTGTTGATGGGGTAATACTTTGAATTAGAAGCGGATTCTTAT